TCACAGTAACTGCTTCTGCCGTGGCATCAATGCTTGCAGTACCTGACTCACAAATGGTTAGTGGAGTCAAACTGCAACCAGGTGCGACACACACACTGGCCTTTTACTTGCGCAACACGATCCCAACAAATCCTGCAGTGGTTTACCCTGCTGAGGTAGGTATCATACCAGTTATTTATGGAAAATCTGGTTTTGATGAGGAACTGATGATGAAGTCATATGGTTCACCACTCATAAATCCGGCGTATGTACACAAGCGTGGCATAGCGTCCGAAGACGCCTGTATAAAAGGGCGTGTTGAAGCATTTACAGATCGTGTAACATCACCTGTAACACCATCACTCGTGCAGCACATGCACGAGTTCGTCACACGATTGATACCAGATGCAAAAGCACACCAGGGCGTACCATACGGTGAGGAAGAGTTATTCAAGAGACAAAATCGACCAAGTCAACGCGTTATATTGGAACGTGGAATGAATCTTGGTGAGAACTTGAAGAGTATATTCCAATCTAGTATGAAGAAGGAGGCATATCAGACGGCTACAGAACCACGCAACATATCAGTATCAAATGATCGTGACAAAGTGCAGTACGCTAAATTTATGTATGCGTACACCGACGATGTATTTGGTAGTTTGCGTTGGTATGCATTCAATAAATCACCGGCTGAAATTGCGGACGTCATAGCATTGACGTGCAGCGGCCGTAAACATAAGGTTGTTGGTGATGGTAGTCGCTACGATGGTCACGTTAATGCAAAAGCCCGGTTATTGGAGCGCATGGCCAAGACCCGTTGGTGTGACCCGCGTTATCTGGATGAATTCTTAGAAGCATGTGACACGCAAATATGTGTGGATGGCTACACCAGTAACGGACGGAAATATAAGTCAAAATATACACGTGGATCAGGATCAATGGAAACCGCAGTGGACAATTCAACTTTGGCCGCTTTCATTGACTTTGTAGCTTATCGACACACGGTGCACCCAGAGACTGGTGGTGTGTATACCGCACAAGAAGCTTGGGATGCGCTATCAATATATGGCGGTGACGATCTAGGACCCAGCGAGGCCGACCCAGTGGCATTGGTGCGAGCTTCAGCGGAACTCGGCCAAGCGTATGAGGTGGAGTTGTATACTATTGGCCAGCCCGGCATTAATTTCTTGAACCGAATTTTTGGACCGGAGGTCTGGCAGGGTAGCAACAACTCAATGTGCAATCCACAGCGCGCACTCAGCAAGTTGTTCATTGGACCATGTGGTCTGAACAAACCATTGGAACGGTTGGCTGAGCGGTTCTCAGGGTATTATCGCACTGATGGTAATACACCATGTTTGGGTGAGATTTGTCAGGTGGCACATGCGATATTCGGTGATGTGAGCACAGACGGAGTCCTAGTATCATGGGACGGGAAACGGCCATTAGAAAGTAATTGGCCGAACCGCCGTGAAGACTGGATGCACGATGTGTTTGCAGAGTATCTGCCTGAGTTTGACTGGACGGCATTCTGGGCATGGCTTGAGGATTGTTTAGCTGATAAGGAGAATTTTACCAAAGCACCAATGTGTACACCATTGGTAATGCCTTTGGTCCCAGCGAAACATCTGCCAAGCTCATTTATAGATGCAACGTCAGTCAACATCAACACTTTCGAGGATGATGACGTTGATGATAAACCAAAACAACCCACACAAGCTGAACACCTGATCATCAGCAGTGCACCACGTGATGCAAGATGGGATGAGGTTGAGCCAAAGGTCATGAAAGAAGCTGAGGCAATGGTGGCAGCCATCAATTCACTCGATGGAGGCAAGAAGGAGGCAGATGTTGATGTCACTGATGCTCGTGAGGGCAAAGATATTGACCCTTCTAAGTGGCAACCACCGCTCATGCGCCCCGGTGAAGACGTGGCGGAGTACACTCATCGATTTACGGAGTGGAAGAAGAAGCGCGATGTGGCAGCTAAGAAGCACCAGAAGCGCCCGCCGGTAGTCAAAGCCGGATCATTCAACCCATACGGCAACGGGCAAACGTTCCGATTTTCATGTGGTGCGTACGATGACAATGGTGACTGCGATTGGTACGTCGCAGAACCAGGGAGCTTCGTTCAGCACACTGGATCGTGGCGTGGGCGACGCGTCATAATGTGCATGACGATTTGGGATTGTTTGGAAGTCATGACACATTTATACAATTGTTGGAATGTGTACATGTTACTGACACAAGACGAACGATGGAAAACTGCACCAACCATCGCCGCACAGGTAGAAGCAAAACTACCGCGAACTCGCAAATTCCTACGTTTGTTGCACGAACGTGTGGATTACCATATCAAGCGCCAAAGTGAGTTCGTTACAAATAACACGTTGCCAATCGTGCCAATATATGGTGCATTTAATCCATATGGCAATGGTCAGACGTATCAAGTGCAATACCTCGTGGTGATTCACTACGAAGCATTTGGTTCTTTGCAATTCATAGCGATGAGACAGTATGACGCCGCAGCACCATATGAGGGCTTGGAGCGTCGAGATATATTCGTGTTCTCGCCCAGTGACTATTTGGAGGCACGGATTACTGTAGGCATAGCCATACAACAGAATATGGTAATTATGCATGTTAGTAATGATGAATTGTATCGTGATCCATATTATGCAAGATACGTGACCACTCGCAGCAACCGTGCAAATTTGCTTGAAAGCATTCGACGAGCTCCGCAACTGCGTCGTCGTGGCTATGATCAAGCGCACCAAGAGAATGGCTCTGATCCTGGATATGTGGGACGTGTAAAAACATGGTGGTTAGTCATGTTAATTGTCTGCAGTGTAGTCTTTGCAATTAATACCGGGTCGCGCCCGGATTCGAAATTATTTTCACTATCACAGACAATTATGACAACACCATGGAAAGCGCTCGGCCTAAGTCAAACCGAGTACAAGTCTCTCAAACCGGAGCGAAAGGCAAGCCTGTTAGCCAAGGCATTGACATCGAAGACCTCGAAGCAATCAGCCAATGCGCAGCAGCGCTCCGCGGGGAGCGGTCGGCAATTGAAAGCCTCATCCGCTACCTCGGCCCAGAAGCCACAGCACGCGCTCTCAAGCGTGCCAAAGCAGACACAGCCAAAGCGCACTACACTGACGCATCAAAGCGAGTCAACAGCAGGTGGAGTGAAGTGGACAACTGAGCACCACGGAGTGCCGGTTGTTGGAGCTGAACACTTGCATGAAGGACACGCCGAATCACGCACCATGGGCAACAAGATGTGTGTGCGTGGCACAGAGCGATTGGGACAGATTGGAATCAATCAGGGTGTCACTTACCCAGCTGGCACAACGTTCATGGAAGTGGCTGTCAATCCGGCGGCTTTTGGCTTACGACTGCCGTTGTTGGCACTGCCATATGCCAAGTTCATGTTCAAGAAAGTTCGAGTACACTACATTGGTTTCATCTCTGAGGCCAATCAGTTGGCCAATGGTGGCTTGTATTTTGGATACAATGCTGACCCAGATGGCGCCACACCGATTGGCAACAATGGTCTGGATGCCATGTCCACATGGGGCACCAATGTTGAAGTCACTCCAGTGTTCAATATCAGCAAGTATCTAGACCTTGACTTGCAGGCTCGTGACTCGGTCGAGCCGTTGTTTGTTGACACGACTGGGGACCACCGATTCAGCACACAAGGAACAATTATTGTGTTGGGTGGTTCGGACTTTTATCAGAACGTGCAAGCAACGCTCAATTTTGGGCAATTGTTCATTGAGTATGAGGTTGAGTTGTATGAGATCAACCAACCGTCAGCCTTCATGAACTGCATCTGCGGCTTCGGTGACCCAATCGCCAGTGGAGCCAATGACAATGAGTTCATCCCACGACCAGGAACAAGCATCGGTATGAACAAGTGGATTGGTGACTCATCGTTGGTCACCGCCATTGACGCCGGTGTGTTCGGGGCGAATATGCAATTGAATCGCCAAGGCATATACCTGTTTACATTGTATTGGATCGACCAAGCGGGCACAGGTGCTTTGGAAACGTTTCCTTTCACTGTTAATCCGGTGACTGATTGCTTCTTGCCCGGACTAGGGTCAGGTGGATCCGTGCAGAACACATTCTTGAGCACGGCCATCAACTCCGGTTGTTGGGCAGCATTGTCATACAATGTCGGTGTGACTCTCACGACAGGCTTTACTTACACCAATGCTGTTGGCACTCCAGTTGGATTTGACAACACACAAGGCCTGTTTGAGGTCAACACAGTTGCCATACAGGCTGAGGCTGGGGCGACAGTGTCATTGGTGGCACCAACGAACAACACCAATTCGCCTGGCGTGGGCATGTTGCAAATCATGCGCGTGTCACCAAACATCACCGACCAGGTTGTTTACCGATTGTCGCCACAACAACTTGATGAGGATGGTGGTGAGATGCTTACAGCACAGCAGGCACGACAGTTGCGCAATTTGAAACCGCTGGGAGAGCTGGATATCGATGCGGATACGCGACTGACGATGACAGAGGTGTGTGCGGGCATCGCTGATTACGCGCCGGATGCCATTTATGCAAACTCCATTATTGATTGCTTTGATCTCAATCTCAAGCTGCGGAAGCTGGGGCCACAACCAGCACACCCATTGTTGACCATTGGTAAATGGTTGCTTACAACGTTCGGGCCGGTGTTGGCTGAGAAGGCCATCGGTGTCGCAGAACACAAGCTCAAGGAATGGACAGGTTCAAAAGGCAAGAAGAAGGGCAAGAGAGACCGGAAACATAAGGTGGATGACGATGAGGACATTCTCGCATTCACGGTTTTGGGGGTCACAGATGACACCAAGACTGCAAAAGGGGACATAAAGACTGACGCATTGGCGTCAGCGACGTCGTCATTGCGCAGCGCCATGTTGGGCGCTGCCAAAGACACAAAGAAGTGAGTCGCCCTCACTTGTGGCAAAGAATAAGACCACACGCCAAATACTCTAACGGAGGATAAACAAAATAAAATAAAAATTGCACCGCAA